TAAAACTGAAAAACATGTGAAAATATGTTGTTAATGGATTAAATATGATAAATGCTTTAATTTTGATATTAAGCCCAATATGGGGATGGCAATTGGATGCCATTTCCAAAACGATCATTGGTGTAGCTGGAATTATTTCAACATATTTAGTAGCTGGAAAATTATTTGAAGTAGATGAATAAATAGAAAGGATGTGATATGATATGGAAAATATAACTGCAAAAATAGAGAAAAAAACAAGAAAAGTTTATTTATCAAAAAGCGTAATAGGAAATGATGGAGAAAACCTACAAGAAAAGTTGGTTTTTTCTTTTATTGATGAATTTGTAAATGGAACGGCAAGGCTAGAGTTAAATAGAAATAATACAAAATCATATATAATGTTAACTAAAGTAAATGATACGTATGAATTGCCTATTAAATCAGTTATTACAAAAGTAGGAAAATTGGATTTACAATTAGTAATAACAGAAGGAACAAATGAAAATGAAATACCTATATTTAAAAGCAATGAATTTTTTGTAATAGTTAATCCAAGTATTAATGCAGAAATAGAACAACCAGATGAATATCCTCAATGGATAGATGCAGCAAATACAAAATTAAATGAAATAGATGAAGCATTAGATGATTTACAAGATAAAGTTGATAGTGGTTATTTTAAAGGTGACAAAGGCGATAAAGGTGATACAGGAGCAACAGGAGCACAAGGCGAACGTGGTGAAAAGGGTGATAAAGGCGATCAAGGTATTCAAGGTATACAAGGTGAAAGAGGATTACAAGGTGAACAAGGAATACCAGGGCGAGATGGAACAAATGGAACAAACGGACGTGATGGATACGTACAATACACAGCAGGCGATAATATAACGATAGAGAATGATGTCATTAGTGCAGATGTGCCACAAGTAGATTTAAGCGATTACGCTAAATTTAAGCCATATACGTCATTAACAAGTACTTCAGCCCCATTTATATTCAAAGGCAAAGAAACGGGCATATACACGTTCTATGATAGCTATAATCAAAACTTTTATTATAAAGGCGAGGAAACAAGTACAAGAAAGCAAGAATATATGAAGCCTGTGTATATAAATATTTATAAGACGTATGATGACGCACAAGATACAGAAAGATTTGCGACATTTTTAGGCATAACAGATACCGATATCATAGTTGGAAATTTTACAGCACAAAAAGTTGAAGGTCAAACACCAAACGTAGCAATTCACATAAGCTATAGTGGCAATATTTTATCACAAAGCTCACAATCAATTTATGGTGCAAAAACATTCTTTACAATACCAAAACAATCAAGTACAACAGCTCCAACACAAGACGATCAATTTACGAATAAAAAATATGTCGATGATTTAGTAGCTAGTGTAGGTGGTGGAGGAAGCGTTAAAACGTTTACTTCAACAAGCGCAAGTCCATTGATTAAAGCAAATAACAAAGATGTTGGAATTTACATTAATAGCGAATTTACAAACGACAGAATGTATTATAAAGACGAAGCAAGTGGAAATAATTCTAATTTATTAAACAATATTTTATTTTTTGAGTTAACAAGTGATATTGATACGGCACAAATAGGAGATAAAGTAGGTTATTATTATGCAGTAGGAACTAGGAGAAACACAGCAAGTCCTGACTTAATTGGTAATTTAATGCGTGGAGATATAGTTAAAAATGATCCACAATATACTTGGAATAGTGCATATTATGATTTTAGCAGTAATTCGTCTCGAGCTTATTGGTGGTTAACAAATAACGATCAATCATTTTACGGTACAAAAAAATTCGATGCAATTCCAGAATTAACAACTGCAAGAGTATATTCTAACAACAATCAATTAACGTCAAAAAAATATGTTGATGATAGCATTGCTGCAGCAGTAGGAAACATTAATGCAGTACTAGCAACGATGACAACTCCAGGCGGAGGTGAATAGAATGAACTATACAACAGCTGATTATTTAGAAAGCCTTCAAAATGATTTGGATACGATTGTCAATACACTACAATTAGATGAAGGCACAACTTTCTCTAATATAGCAACAATGACAACACAAGGCGAAATAAGTAAAGGTGGTGGTGCTGATATAAGCGAATATATTAACACCGAAATATCAAGTGGAACATCATCACTTCCAGGATGGAAAAATCTAATAAAAAAACTACCTGAAAACATGACGATAGCAAGTAATGGATGTTCGTATATGTTTGCAGGATACACAGGAACAACAATACCAAAATTAACAACAGCAGCAGGAGTTACAATAGGGAATTGTTCTTATATGTTTAATTCATGTAGAAGCGTTACGGAATTTGATTTGTCTACAATAGATTTAGGAAACGTAACGGACGTTACAAATATGTTTTATTATTGTAATAATGCAACAAAAATTGACATAAGAACGTTTGATAATGCCAATGTTACAAGTAGTCAAAATATGCTTAAATATATTCCAGATAATTGTTTAGTTATCGTAAAAAATGATATTGTTAAAACATGGGTAAAAAACAAATTTGCGTCTTTAAATAACGTAAAGACCGTAGACGAATATGAGGAGAGCTTATGAGTAAGGTAATGACAAGTAAACAATTTATAGAAAAATTAAAATGGCTAGTAAATGACGTTCCAAACGTGTATTATTCTGGCAAAAATTGGAGTAAATTAAATAGTGCAGGTAAATGGCAATTTGATTGTGTATTATCCGTTAAATGTATTTTATGGGGTTTTAAAGCAGACAAGAAACTAACACGCGGTGGCACAGTATATGCATCAAATGGCGTAAAAGATTTCACGTGTAATGGAGCGTTAGATTTATGCACCGATGTAAGCCAAAATTTCGAGCATTTAGTGCCAGGTGAATATTTATGCATGAAAGGTACAAAACACAATCATACGGGCATTTATTTAGGCAATGGCAAAGTATTCGAGGATACAACAGGCTGGGGCGTAAGAAAAGCAATGATAAGCGATATAAATAGTAAAGGAATCAGAAGCTACAAAGGTAAAACAAATTTAAAATGGACGTATCATGGCAAATTAAAATACATTGATTATACGGATGAGCCAATGCCAACAAATCAAGTAGCAATATTGCAAAGAAAATTAAATGAGCAATGGAATTGTGGATTAGCTGTAGATGGACATTTCGGATCATTAACAACGGCTGCTTGCAGTAAACACAATTTGAAAAAAGGAATAAAAGCTGAAATAATGGTTAAGTGGCTTCAAACAAGACTATTAGAATTGGGATATTCCGTTGGAAAATATGAAATAGATGGTCATTTTGGAAATGATACGTTAAAGGCAGTTAAATCATTTCAAAAAAATAAACATTTGGGTATCGATGGTATTGTAGGAAAAGCAACATATAAGGCATTAACCGAATGATAGAAAAAGAAATTTATAAAACAATAGCAGATGAAGAACCATATTGTATGCTATGTGGCAGCACAAACTATTTACAAATTCATCACATTAGATATGGCAGTTGTGGAAGGCATACATATTTTGGAAATATAATAAGGCTATGTTTAAAATGTCATCAAATGGTGCATTCCAATAAAAAGAAGTGGCAACCATTTTTAATAAAACTAGCTAATGAACATGAAAAAAAGATGAATAGAAAAGAGGTAGAAGATGGAACAAATAATAGTCGCCGTTATTAGTGGTTTATGTGTAGCAATTCCATCAATTATAGCAACCATATCAGCCAATAAGAAAAACAATGATCTAGTTTTGTATAGAATTAACGAATTAGATGAAAAAGTACACGCACATAACAACCTAATAGATAGGATGTATAAAGTTGAAGGGGAAGTTAAGGTTTTAAAGGAAAAAGTAGGGAGCACAAAATAGTGCTCCTTTTTTTGTTGCAAAAAAATAATTTATTTGGTATAATAAATTTGCCTTTCTAGGCAAAAAAATCTTTACATGAGCATAGAAATATGCTCTTTTTTTTTTGACTTTTTTTTATTATATGCTATAATACGCAACTTGATGGGGGTAAGTATGAAAGAACATTATTATTACGATATGCCAAAAGAAACATATGAATACATAATGAGGCAAGGTATATTAAAAGAAAGTAAAAAAGAAAAAACAATACTTGATCTATGCTTAAATGGTGAACCATTAAAAGAGATTATGTATAAGACAGGATATTCAAAAAGAACAATAAGCTATCGAAAAAAAGATATATACTTGCGAATACGTAAGTTTTTATAAGAAAACAAAATTGCGATAATTTGCGATAAATTGCAATTATTTGCCCTTTCTTTGCACGTGTATTTTACACAATTTGTGTATTATAACTACACGAGGTGGGGAAATGATTGAAAAGCTGCGAATAAAAGCATTATATGATGATTTTGTAAATAAGGTTAAATTAACAGATGAACAGAAGCGAATATTAAATATGATGATTAATAAAGACACAATAGTAAAAATGAGCCTAGAAATAGGTGTAAGTGAAAGAACCTTAAAATATGAGATCAAGAAAATCAAACAACTTTATAATAATTATTTACAAATGGAAATATCAAAGATGATTAGTTTAATAAACTAATCTTTTTTTTGCTCTTTTTTTGCATTTTCAAACTTATTATATATATTAATCTATACTTGAAAGGAGAGAAAAATTGTGTTTAAAACGCCAATTAAATTCTCCCTTTTTTTATTTAGGAGGCAATATGTATAATAATGCATATTTTAATCAACAAAGTTTAGCTGAAAGAATAGACGGACAAATCGCACAATTACAACAAATGAAAGATCAAATGAAAAATAATCAGCAACCAAGCATTAATCAAACGTTTCAATTAGCACCAACGCATCAAAGTAGTATGCGATATGCAAATTCTTATGATGAGGTAAATAAGGAAATAGTATATATGGATACACCATTCTTTAGTAAAGATATGTCGGTAGTATGGATAAAAAATAACAAAAATGAAATTAAAACTTATGAATTAAATGAAATACTACAAAAAGATGATAAAGACATAAAAATAGATTTTTTAATAGCACAAATTGAAGAGTTAAAGAAAGGAATGATGAAAAATGAATCCGATGCAACTATTAATGAACCAATTACAGACACAAATGAAAGCAAAGAATCCTCAAATGTTTCAAATGTTTCAAAATTTTCAAAAAAATCAAAATGATCCAAAAGAAATTATAAATAATATGATAGGCAATTATAAGCCCGAACAATTAAAACAATTTAGGCAATTTGCCAAGGGTTTTGGAATAACTGATGAACAATTAAGCAAATATGGTATTAATGCAAAATAGCATTGATATAAAAATTATAGAAAGGAGGATCTTATGAATAATGGTATTCAACCAACAGTGGAATTAGCAACCAACAATGGCAATGGTTTTTATCCTTATCCAATTTATCCAGCAATGGGGGGATTTGGTGGAGGATATGGCAATAATGGCTTTTTAGGTGGCGATGGCTGGATAATCTTATTGCTACTTTTAGCATTTAGTGGAAATTGGGGAAATGGCAATGGTGGTTTCTTTAATGGAAATAGTTTTGATAACGGATATGCATGGTTGTCTAATGGACAAAAAGAAATCATGCAAAATACCAACAATGGATTTGATACATTGCATTTAAGCAACCAACTTGAAGGCGTAAGAGATGGAATTTATGGATTATCTAATCAATTATGCAATTGTTGTGCTGACATGAGCCAAACTATTAATAATGGATTTTTTAATGCTGAAATAGCAGCAAGTAATCGTCAAATGGCTGACATGAATCAAAATTTTGCTTTAAGTCAACAATTATCAACAGCAAGTGCAGATAATAGACTAGGTATTGCAAATTTAGGTTCTGATATTGCAAGAGAAGCGTGTGCAACTAGAACAAGCGATACACAAAACACACAAACATTATTAAATGCAATAACAGGTGGTATTCAATCAATTAAGGATCAAATTTGCAATGATAAGATCGATGAAAAGAATGATACTATTTCACAATTAAGACAAGAGCTTTTATATGCAAGAGGTCAAGCAAGCCAAACAGCACAAAATGCATTCATTTCAAAAGGATTTGCTGATGAAGTAGACGCATTGTACAACAGATTAAGCAATTGCCCTGTGCCAAGTACGCCTGTATATGGACGTACGCCAATATTCACTTGTCCAAACAATAACGGATGTGGATGTGGAAACTTTTCAACAGGCTTAATTTAAGCATGAAGTAGAAAACTACTAGCTCGAATACGAGAACTTGCAATTTTATAGGATAGACAAGTTCTATCCTTATTTTTTTAGAAAGGAGAAAGAAATGATACAAACATTAATAAACGAACCATTAGTATTGTCAAGTAATTCAAGCCCTATAGTATTTGATGCAACAGATGTAAGAACGAGGTGTGCATATTGTTGCAATGGTGGATGGTTAGATTATCAAGATGGCAATCCAATATTTAAAATATTTGGAAATGGTTATACAGGATATTATGATATTAATTTTAGTGCTTCAGTAAGTAGTGCAACAGCTGGAGTAGTGGCAATAGGATTATATGAAGATGGTGTATTAATACCAGATACAGTAAGAGCAGTTACACTTGCAGCAGCAGATGACTATGAAACAATTTCATTTAACAAAAAATTAAGAGTATGTCCAAGAGGCACATCAAATATAACAGTAGCTAGTGTGCCAAGTGTAATAACACCAACTACACCAACAACGCCAATTACAACCGAAATACCTATTATTACAAATGCTACATTTAATATTAAAAGAGACAGCTAATGAATAACAATTTAGATATTAAGTCATTAATTTTGCAATTGTAGTGTTATTTTG